AGCGTGCTCGCTTGCTGTGCTGTCAGCTCTCCGATTTTCACTTTCGCGATGATGTCTATCGCAGAGCTTACCTGTATGCCGGTGTAGGATTGACCCACCTCTGCACCTTGCTCGCCCATCACAGGGTTCAGGTCGATGAAGTTAAGCTCGATGTCGAGGCCGTTGTGCTTGATAATCCTCTCGCACGCCTCGGTGATGAGCTGCCTGAAGGGCTTGATGACAGAGTTCGCAAAAAGCTCATAGGCGACCTGCAGCTCCTCCGCGTTGTTTCCGAGGCCTGTGTTGTCCTTGATGCCCAAAAGCATCGGAGAGGTGATCCTATGCGCCACCATGACCTTGCGAATGCACTCGTCGGAGAGGAACTGATACTGGTTGTGCGCATCGGATAGCTGCACCGCGTCGATCGTTGCCGCATTTTCTGGGCTGTCGTTGAAGGCGATGATGGCCTTGCCGCTGTTGGAAGACCCTCCCCACTTCGCGAGGATGTCGCGCTCGATCTCGAACTGCTCCTCGACAGGTGGCACTCCGTTGTTGAAGTTGATCATCATCGACGGAGCGAGGCCGTTCTTGATGTTGTTCAAGTGGTAGTTCGCGATCTCTCCCTCGAGCTCCGCGTATTGCAGCCCGCCTTGATAGTCCACAGGGGAGAAGTAAACAGAGCCGGGGCTGTACGATTCCACGCTCAAGATGGCCACGTCGTCGCCTGCTGCCTGATGCCCGAAGGCGGGGAAGGCTTGAGGCGCGAACTTGGGGCTCTTCGCCTTGCTCCAGTCGTTCGAGAAGTAGAAGGTGTCCACCTCGCCCTCGTCGTTCACCTTCGCAGGGCGCAGATAGTTGCGGGGGATGTGAAACGCTCCGACAACCTTGCCCTTGTCGAGGGTGAGCTGAAAGGATGCGTGGCCGAAGAGCTTGAGGTCGTGGCAGACACGACGAACATCCTCCGCTTGGAATATCTTGATGAAGTTGACGTACGCCTCGAGGCTACTCCCCTCTGCTGCCTCCATGCCTTCGCCATAGATGAGGTCGCTGATGCCTTGAATCGCTGCGTTGTTCGTTGGCGAAGAGTGGAAGAGGTCGATCAGGTACTGATAGAAGTTGTTGTCCTCTCCGTACTCGACCCACGCGTTCCGGGGCTTCTCGCTCACCTTCGGGGAGGTGTAGCTTGCGAGCTTTAATATCTTTAAATTGTCACCCATTTCGCTGTGTTGTCGAGCGGTTGCTGAGTCATTGGCGTCTTGTCGTAGACGCTGAAGTCTTGGAGGTCGGTGCTGTTTGTGCAGAACACCTTGCCTCGGTAGATTTCATTCAATATCTCCCCGCTGTTGAGGTACGAAGTTACGAGTTCATTTGCCTGCCTTCTCGTCTTTGAGGTGTAAGGGTCAACGAGATTTGAAACGCATTGAAAGACGCTCTCCTCCCATCCCTCCACTGCCTCGAGGTCGTCCGTCACCCTCTTGCGGTAGATGGTCGGCTCGTCGAGGGCTGACATGGTAGAAGAAAGAGCCCCAGAGGGCAAACGGAACACCCGGAGGTAGTAGTACAAGTTCTCATAAAGGGGGAAGGTTCGGGCGATGCTGACGTAGCTGTCATCTTGAATGCCGTAGCCGATCATCTGAAAGGTCGTGCCGCTCTCCTCCTCCTGAAGGTGGAGCAGGTACTGGAGCGCACCAATCGAGCGAGGCGCGAACTTGATGGTCTGCAAGTCTGTCTGCGAGCTTGTCAGGATGTGCATCTGTCCCTTGTGGTTTTCACAAAGTTAAAGCATTCAGAGGCTTGTTGAGTCGCTTGGGGGTGTTGATAAAAAAAGGAGGGCGTGTGCCCTCCTCTTGTCAAACAATAAACCAACACCAACGAGGAGCAGATCAGCTCCATGTGTCGGGTGCTAAGTTACGAATTAGTTCCTTCTGTCACAGTTCCGAGGAGAGCCTCGAAGGTTGCTTCTGTCAAAGCGTTGTCCATGAACTTCGGAAGAGTGCGCTCCTGTGCCGTGAAGGTCAAGGTGTAGCCCGAGAGGTCGCCCATCGCGTTGCCTGTCACCAGAGTGCCTCCTGTGACCTCGCAGCCGTATTCGTGGCCGACGATCATCCTGTTGTCGTTGTTGTCCACTACGACGATGTGAGGGCGTCCGTGTGCCATGATCGCGAGCTCTGCGTTGTCCTCTTGGGAGAGCTTCTTGAAGGTCAGCTCGAGAGTGCTCTCGAAGAAGGTCGTGCCTGTCTCGCGTGAGCTGTTGATGTTTGAAGTCAGGGAGGAAGCATGGCGCACCTCGTAGACTACTGCATCAACGTCCGCGTCGTTCGCTGCGTTCTGGATGTCTGTCACCTCACCGCTCGCCTCTGTCAAGGTCAACGGCTCGAAGTTGATTAGGTAGATTTTCTTGATCCCACCGACCACATCTTTGCAAGGCTCTTTCCGTCCGAGTGTCAAATTGCAAGCCATTTTCTTTTTGTCTTTTTGAGTGAAAAAAAAAGGGAGGGATTCAGCCCCTCCCCCTTGAATTGTCTATGCTGTCGCTCTTAGTTGTACAGAACGATGTCGCTCGCGTTTCCGAACTGAACGCCTGCGGTCATGCGCATGATGATGCGGACGTTCTGGCTTCCGTCGTACTGCGCCATGTCAATCACGCGCACCTCGTTGTGGTCGTTCAAGAGACCAGTTCCGAAGAAGAGGTTGCTCGAAGGAGTGGCGACCGCTGTGTTGTCAGCGAGGCCGGGGCACATTACCAGATTCACTCCGTCGAAGTTCATCGGCTTGCGTCCGACGTACATCTGACCCTCGAAGCCTGCTCCGGGAGTGAGTGCGTCAGTCGCAGTACCTACGGCAGCGAATCCACCGAGAGCACGCTGATAAGCGCGGGCGATGTTTGAAGAGACGTAGACCTTCAGGTCTGTCTTGCTGTAAACAGCAGAAGGGATCGCGTCGACGATCTTGCCGAGCTCGTCCACTACATTCGAAGCGGTGACGGTTGCGGCTGTGATCTCTCCACCGGGAGTGACTGCGTCGATCAGCTTCTCGAAGCCGTCGAAGTGGTTCACGGGGGCTGATCCTCCTGTGTCTCCTTGCCAGATGTTCTTCTCGATCTCCTCGGCTACCTTCTCGGCAACGTGGGCGAGCATGAAGTCCTCGAAGGATTGAGGCAGCTCATGGTAAGCAGAGAAGCCCATCTCGAGGGCTTGCCAGTTGTTCAGGAAGTCGCTCTTGCAGACCTCGAGGTTCACCTGAAGCTCCTGTGGCTCGATGACGCGCTCGGTCAAAGTGATGGACGAGCTGTCTGTGAAGTCACAAGAAGCGGTGCTGATCAGGTTGCCTGTGGCTACGTTCTGAACTACTTGCTTGAACTTGACGTTCGGCAGGATGGTGATCTCGTTGTTGGCGAGAGTTGTTCCTGAAAGCAGGGCTGCACTTATGTACTTGCCTGCAAATTCACCGGCGTATGTTACGCCTGTATCAGTAATTGAGGGCATTCTTTTGGGTTTTTGATTTTAGTGTCTTACTTGTTCAAATGCTTGAATACGTTGCCCATCGTGGTGCTGCGCATCTGCGGCTTGAACCAGTCGATGGTGTCGGGGCGAGTGCCTTCAGGCTTCACCTTGATCTTTGCGCTGACCTTCTGGGCTGATGCTTCGACAGCGACCTCTTCGGGCTTCTCCTCGACCTTCTCTTCAGTCTCTTCGGCAGATGCCTCGGGAGTGGTCTCCTCGCTGCTCATCTCGGCTTTGCCCTCCTTCTCCTGCATGGCCTCCATGACCACCTCGCGGACGTATTGGCGCAGCTCTTCGCGGAGCTTGTCCATGTCGCCCATCTCTTCTTTCTCGTCCTCTTTGGCTTCGACCTCTGTGGCTTCGCCTTCGGCCTTCTCGCTCATCTCTTCCTTCGCCTCCTGCTCGACCTCTTCGGCCTCGCCTTCGCCTTCAGCTTCTTCAGCTTTCTCCTCTCCTGTGCCGATGGCGACGATCATGCTGCTGTCGTTCACCTCAACCTTGCGGCCATCCTCGAGCTCGTATGTGCCCTCGGGCATTGGAATCTTCTCCCCGTCCTCGGTGATGATGAAAACGGCCTGCCCTTCCTCGAAGCTGTCGGCCTCGATGGTTGTGCCTTCCTTGAGTTCGGCTTGAGCGAGTTCAGTCTTGACCGCTTGCTTTTCGTCTGCGTTCAGAGCTGAAAATATTTTTTGGATTATGGACATGCCTCGAGTTTAATGTCACAAAGGTCAGATAAAAAAAGACCCCTACATTGAGGGGCTTGGTTTAACTTATTGAAAGGGTCTGTGAATTAAGCCCTTGAGGTGGCTCTTCCCATCATTGTCCTGCCTTTGGCTGCTTAATGGTGGAGATATCCATCTTCCTGCGCCTCTCAAGCTCCACGCTGTGGCACTTCATGGCCTCCGTCGGTGCGCAGTCGCAGCCCTTGTGGAAGAGGTTGCAGGCCACAGGGACGCGCTCAATGTCTGCCCTATCGTATCGAGTAGAGTCCATCTGCATCTTCGATGATTCTGAAGTTGTCTACCATGAAGCTCCCGTCTTCGTACACCTCAACCCATGCCGCGCCCAAGTTCCACTTGGTGAAGGCAAAGGGGCGATACTCTGGAGCGAGTTCGCAGAGGCATCCCGTAGACCAACAGGCGATAGCGTCCCCGTTGATATTGCCCTCTTGGTGCTCGCTCGTCTGATGGTTGTGCCCTGCAAGGACTGACGCCTTCGCTCTCATGAACAGCCCCCGCGCTGCGTTGACCGGGTTGAAGAAGCTCCCCCCGAACTCGTGGCCGTGGATGATGTTCAGCTTGCCCGCCTTGATCTGTTGGTTGTCGGGGATGTAGGTGATGCCATGCTCCTCAAGGTGTAGGAAGTGGGCGAAGCCGAGCGACTGCCCGAACTCCATCTCGAGGGCTTTGGCCATCTCCCCCGCCTTTTCCCAGAGGTACAGCTCCCACCGCGCCTCGTGGTTGCCGAGCTTGTAATAAATGCGAGCCTCGGG